TAGGTTGCTGCGCGCCAAAAGCAAGGGGGGACAGTGAAATAGTGTCCCATAGCGGGTTTTACATCATTTCCCTTGACTTTGGTTGACGGATATTGTTGCGACGCGTGATCGTCCGCGCATGTCGACCACCATCCCGGACGAACTCGTGACCGTCTCCGCCGAGATCCCGCGCGCGGTCCGCGACGCGATCGACGAGATCGCACGCCGCGACGGCGACCGCTCGCGAGCCAGTGTGATTCGCTCCGCGCTCGTCGCGTTCGTCGCGGTCGCCGATCAAAACAAAACGGCCCCGCCGGGGAGACGCGGCGAGGCCACCGACACAGAGGAGTAGAGACATGGATCATAGCACAGAACGCGACGCGCCAGACAACCAGGAGGCATCCGTTTCGTTGGCCGAAGCGGAACAGGATCGCGAGGTCGCACTCGCTGCGCGCACAGATCTCGCCGTGCTCGATCGACTCACGGGCATCGAGCGCGCTGCCGAGATCTTCGCACGCCGCGTCGACCTCATTGCGGCATGCCATCGCGCCGCACTGCGCGCGACGCGCCCACAAGATTGGGTCCTATCGCGTGATCGACACGGCACCGAAACCGCGATGCTCTGCGCTTCTGGCGCCGACATCGTCGCGCAAATCTACGGCATCGTCGTGACGAACATGCGCCCAGTCGACGCGCGCGGCATCTTCGAGCCGGACCGACTCACGCGCGCTAACGGCTCGTTCGGATATCGCGCGTGGTGCGATGCGACCTCGCGCGTCACCGGCGGTGCGATCGACGCACTCGAATGCGTGCGATGGAGTGATGAAGATTTCACTGGACGCTCGACCGACGCGCACGGCGAGATTGTCGCGTCGCGCGGCGCGGCGCTCGACTCCGATCTCCGCGCCAGCGTGTATCGCCTCGCGCGCACGAAAGCCGTGCGCGTGCTCTGCGCCATGACACGCCTCCCGGTGTCGGAGTTAGCAGTCGCGTGGAGTGGTACCGACCGCTCGACCGACCAATGCCGCCGAGGGCACGGTTTCGGATCATCGTCCGAACGCGCGACAACGGCGGTCGTCGCCGACGCGGGCATCGAGTCGAAGCGCGGTGAACTCCGCGCAGCGGTGCTCTCGGCCGTGGGCGGCGACGCCACCGCAGCGCGCGCGTTGCTCAGAGACCTTACCGCCGGCAAAGACTTCGCGGGCTTCGACAGCGTCGAGCGCATGACCAAGATGTGGCAACTCGAGAATGCACTCGCACGCCTCCGCGCACGCACAGAGCCGGGCACCGCGTCGGGAGCGTCCGTATGAGCGCGCTCGTAGACGCGCTGCGCGCAGCGTGGCGCGCTGAACTCGTCGCGGATCGCCGCGCACCGTCGGGACCGCGCGACTATATCTACGCATCACGCCGGCACGAGTGCGTGCGACGCATGGCGCTCGACCTCATGCACCCCGAGGACGAGCCCGAGTGGTCCGACGCCTCGCTCGAACGCGCGCGACGCGGCACGGCGCGCGAACGCGACATCGTTGCGCTGCTGGCTCATGTCGGACAACGCTGCACGCCGCGGTTCTCCGCTGTCGAACAACAGAAGCGGTACGAGATCCGCGACCGTGACGGCGTGCTGCTCATCGTCGGTAAGATTGACCTACGACTCCGCTTCGACGATGGCACCACGATGACGTGCGACGTGAAGTCGGGCGACAGCATCCGTCACGTGCGTTCACTCGACGATCTCGACCGATCCCCGTGGACACGCCATCACGTCGATCAGCTGCTCGTCTACATGCTTGCTGAATCGGAGCAGCGCGGCATGCTCATACTCGACCAACCCGACGGGCCGCTCTTTCTCGAGGTGTCGCTGCTCGATCACCTCGAGCGCGCGGAATCGTTCTTGCGCGATGCGCGCGCCGCCGTCGATGCGCGGTTCGCGCGCGCGGCGTTGCCCGCTCACACCGACGACCGCGGCGAGTGTCGTCGCTGTCCGCACGCTGGCAAGACGTGCGCACCACCGACAGACTACGGCGCCGGCGCGATCACGATCACCGACCCATCGCTACTTGCAGTCGCGCACACACGCGACGAGTGCGCCGCCGCAGCAGCCGAGTACGAGCGCGCCGACAAGGCGCTCAAGCAGGCGCTGCGCGGCATCGAGTACGGCATCCTCGGTGATTACGTCGTGCGCGGACGCTGGCAGGGCGCGACCACCTACGCGGTACCGGAGGACATTCGGCAGCAGTACGCGCAGCACGATCCGCGCGCGCGGTTCATCCTGACGATCGAGCGCATGTCGTGATCGTGTTCAGAGAGGAGAGACGATGAACGCACACCGACTACTGACGGAACGACACAAGACCATCGTGCAGACACCCGCACACGTCTACGCGCGCTCCGTTGTGGCGTCACTGCGCGACGAGATCGTTAGACTGCGTGCCGCGTTGGTCGCGTCCGACGCGACCATCGAACGACTCCTGCTCATCATGCACGAGCAACGCGACCTCTTGCGCGCGGCCGAACCGTGCCCGTCATGCGTCGCGCGCGCGGCGGAACGTCCATGAGCGCAGCACCCTTGCCGTTCGCAGTCTGCGAGTACCACTGCGCGCGGTGCGGCACATGGCGTTGGGCGACACGCACTGTTCCGAGCGGCACCATGCCTTGCGCGTCGTGCGGGCGGCACGTCATCGCACGACGCATTGGTTCCGCGCTCGAGGCGGCACCGAAGACATGCGTCGCGGGACCCGATCGCGCGGTCTATGGCACCACCGCGAAAAAAGCCTCGCTCGGTGCGGAGTTCACGCGAATGCGTGCCGACGGCTGGATCTCCATCGACGAAGCCGCGTCGATGCTGCACACCAGCATCAACGCAACGCGCGTAGCGATCTGCAAGCATCGCGTGCGACGCAAACGCAGCAAGCACGCCACGTTCTACTGGCAGGCCGACATCGAGCGCATCGCGCAGATCGCACCGCCTCGAGGCGCACGACTATGACACGCATCCAGCGTTGCGCGCAGACACACGCGCACGAGGAGCACAGCATGATATTCGACACGCGCGCGTTCGGCGCGGATCTCCGCGCGTGGCGCCACCGCCACCGCAAAAGCCTCAGCAACGTCGCCGCCACCATCGGACTCTCGCGATCGCACCTCGCGCGCATCGAGACGGGAGCTGCCCAACGCATCGGTGTCGACATCGCGATGCGCATCGCGCGGATCGTCGGCGCTGACCTCGAATCCTATCTGCGCGACACCATGCGCACCGAGTAACGCGACACGATGCGGTCGAACGCCCATACCGTCCTCGCTCTGGACCTCGGGCTGCACTGCGGCTACGCCATCTACGACACGATCAACCCGCCGCACTCGGGAGTCCTACGTCTGCGCGCGTCAAAACGCGATCACTACGGTGCCGCGCTGTGTGCGCTCGCATCCTTCCTGCGGCACAACCCGACGCACGTCATCGCCTTCGAGCGCATCCGCCGACATCGCGGCACGCGCGCAGCGCACGTCTACGGCGCGCTCGAGGGCGTCGTCGCCATGCACGCTTGGACGCACGGGAACATACGGATCATGCCCGTCGAGGTCGCGCACATCAAACGGCACGCAACCGGTCGCGGCAACGCAACGAAAGACATGATGCTCGCCACGGCACGCGATCACTGGCCCTCGTGCTCGTCTCACGACGAAGCCGACGCGCTCTGGATCTTAGACCTGGCGAGACATCAGCTCGAGGCAGAACACACGTGACCTCCGCAGCAGGATACTGGATCGTGTTCGTGCGCACGTTCGCGGACTACGAGATCGGACGCGAGTATTGGGTGCCGAAACCTCTCGCCGACGTCTACGTCGCACAACAGTACGCCTACCGCTGCGAACCACAACCCACACGCAACATCTCACGTCGCGACGTGAGATGATCAGAGCAGTGTCGACATGGCCGTGACAGACCTCGACCGCATGCTCGCATGCGCGCGCGACAACGCCAAAGCACTCCTCGCAGCAGCTCTCTCCGGGCACGACATCCCGCTCCACACGCTCGACGACGCACTGATCGCGCGGCTCCTCAACGGACCGCATCTCGCACTGTGGCGCGCCGTCGCCGCGCAACGCGCCAACAACAAGCCGATTGACCCCATCGCCGCATTCCACGCGACCCCAGACCCCTCCGCTGCACTGGCCTCATGGGGCGATCTCGATCACTACCTCTTTCTCGCGCGCGACACCGCAGCGCGTGATCACGCGCTGCACACACTCGCCGATATCGCACACACACTCGGCGGCCTGCGCATGACCGCCGATCTCCGCGCAGGGATCATCGCCGGCGACGGAGCCGCCGCACTCGAACAACTCCGCGCATGGAACAGCGCCCGCGCCGACGACGGACTCACACTGCTCGACATCCCCGCTGCCATCGACGCCGCGCAACATCCGATCCCGTGGATGTTCACCGGATATTGTTGCTATGGCGACACCGTGCTTCTCGGCGGTTCCGCAGCAGCCGGCAAATCGTGGCTCGGCTACGATCTCGCCTTCGCGGCACTCCGCGCGGAACGCGACGCCGCGCTACATTTCTTGGGCGAGCCCGTTCCCGTCGTCATCATCGACCAGGAGCAGGCGCCAAGACTCATCGGTCACCGACTTCGCAAAATCGCTCTCGCGCGCGGACTGCCCGACTCATGGCCCGCTGACCTCCCGCTGCACTACGTCCCTCCCATGCAACTCGACCTCACGTCAGGGCGCGCCGTCCACGCCGTCATGCGCCTTGTCTCTCGCACACAAGCACGCCTCGCCATCATCGACTCCGCCGTGCGTGTTGCGCCGCGCATCGATTGGAACGACGCCGCCGCCGTCGCCGCGTTCTTCGCCTCCGCGATCACACCGCTCGCACTCGACACAGGCGCTACCGTGCTCGTCATCGCGCATCTGCGAAAAGCGAACCCTCTGACACGCGAAGACTCGAAAGACGCACTACAGGACCGCCTACGCGGCAGCAGCGATATCCCAGCAGCAGTCAACCAGGTGTGGACGCTTCAACGCGACCACGAAGACCAACGCACACTCACCGCAACAAAATCGAGATGGGGCCAAGAACCCTCAGCCATCACACTCGACTACACCGACACCGCCGAAGGCGGACTCCGTATCGTCGAGGTCGCGCGCGAAGACGACGCGCTGCACGTCGCGCTCGAGATCATCACAGCGGCCGGGCCACACGGAGCACGACGCGCAGACATCGTCGACAAGCTCACCGCCGCCGGTGCAGGTACCGACGCCGCAACAAAAGCCGCACAACGCGCGCTCGCAAAACTGTGCGCAACAAAACGCGCCGTGCGCTCCGGCTCGACACGCACGACGCGATTCTATGCACCGAACTGGGCCCCAGAGTCCATCGCGTGAACGCGGATTCGGGACACATTCGGGACACATTCGGGACACGCGCGCATCGCAGGTCCAACGCTTTTTCGATTCGGGACATTCGTCACCCCCTAAAGGGGGTGAAATCACGATGTCCCGAATCCGCCGAGAGCATTCCACAGATTAGGGACACATTCGGGACATCACGCGATTCGGGACACTGCGCGAGTGCATCGCAGCGACCCCGATTCGGAGACGCGCTGTTCAGCAGCGCGCGTCCCGAATACGGGATCGCGCCTCGCGATGCACGGGCGCCACATGTCCCAAATCGGGTAGACTCCCGCCAGTGCCGACGCTCCAGCGCACCAGCCGCGGCAACTACGTCTGCCACGACGACCCGGGCGAGCGCTCCGCAGAGGGCGCGCAGCGCATCAGCGTCACAGAACCCGAAGCAACGCTGCTCGCGAAAGCAGCGCGCAATAAAATCGTCGTCGAGATCGGAACAGGACTCGGCATCTCGACGCGGGCTCTGGCGTCGACGGCTCACTTCGTCTGCACGGTCGACCCAGATGAGTGGGTAGGGTCTGTGGTCGCGGCAGATCTGCCGCCTCTCGTCACGCACGTGCGGCGCGTGGACGACATCCCGCCGGACCACCTCCCGGCATCACTCGCGTTCATCGACGGCGATCACAGCTTCGAGGCCGTGATGGCGGATGTGATCAGCGTCGATGAACGCTGCACGACCGGCTCGGAGATCTACCTGCACGATGGGTATCTCGAGTCGGTGCGTCGCGCCGTGTCGTCGCGTGGTCTCGACTACACCGTGGTCATCGGGCCCGATGGCGCGCCGACGCATACGCGCATGTTGCATGTGCGCGTGCCCGAGCGCAGTCAGTGACGGTTGTCATGACCGTCTTCAACCGCCCATCGTTGACGGTGCTCAACACGCTCGACGCTTTGCGTCGCGCTCTGCCCGATGCGCGTGTCGTCGTGGTCGACGACGGATCGGACGACACGGCACCGCTCGAGCGCATGTGCCGCGAGTACCGGTGCGATCTGATCGCGTGCGATACCGTCGCGGAGGTACCAGGGTGTTATCACATCGACGGCTACAACAACCCAGCACATGCTTTCAATCGCGGGATCGAGTGTGCAGAGGATGGTCCTGTCCTCATCATGTCGAGCGACGTGATCGTCCAGCCGAAGCTCGGCGCGATCGCGACGTTCTTCGCGGACTCGGGTGTGCTTGAGCGCGCACTCTGGACACCGTCGATCATCGATATGTGGTCGGGTCAACCGCTCTGCTCGCCGCAAGTCGTCTGGCCGATGCCGTGGTGCATGCTGACGACGAAGCGCGCTCTCGATGCGGTGGGTCGCTACGACGAGGCGTATTGCGGCGGCATCGCGTTCGAGGGCAACGATGTCGTCGCGCGGTTGGCGCTGCACGTGGGCGCGATCGTGGTGGATGTGACGTGTTTGGCGTACCACCAGTCGCACGAGCAAGTAGCGTACTCGGACGACGGCGAGGGATGGCGACGCAACGAGGCGTACACGCGGGCGAAGTGGGGCGGCGTGCCGTTTCGTCCTGGCGACAGCAGCGTGACCGTGACCGTCGCAGAGACCGACGCGAACGGAACCACGGCGTATGCGGTCACGCGCGGAACACGGATGCCGTGAGCGATCTCTACTCCACCACGAAGGCGCTGTGGCACCACGACTCCCTCGATCGCATGCGCCGCGGACTGCTCGCTGTGCCGCGTGCCATGCACCTCGTGTTGTCGGATCTGTGCAATCACGATTGCTCGTTCTGCGCGTACTGCATGACCGGCTACACCTCGAACGCGCTGTTCGGCGAAGTGCTGCCGAACGGTGAGCCTAACAACAACCCGAATCGGATGATCGAGTACGAGAAGGCCATCGAAATCATCGCGGACGCGAAGGAGTTGGGTGTGCGTGCCGTGGAGTTCACCGGTGGCTGCGAGCCGACGGTGCATCCGCGCCATGAAGACATCATGCGAGAGGCGTGTTTCCGGCACGGGATCAAGTGTGCGTTGGTCAGCAACGGTTACCGCTGGTCGGATCAGCTCGTGCACACGCTGTCGCACTTTGCGTGGGTTCGCGTGAGTCTCGACGCTGGTACGGAGTCGACCTATGCGCGCATCCACAACGTGAAGCACACCGTGTTTCGGCGCGTTCTCATGAACATCGAGACCTTGGCGCGGCAGCCGAAGGCGTCGTCGGAGTTTCGGTTGGGCGTCGGGTTTGCGATAACGCGAGAGAACTACCGCGAGGTGGTGGATGGTGTGCGTCTCGCGCGCGAGCACGGAGCCGATAACGTCCTCGTCGGCGCGATGTTCAGCACGGCCGGTGCGGCATATTACGACGGCATCCGTGACGAGATCCGCGCGTTGTGTGACGAGGCGATGACTCTCCAGACGGAAACGTTCCGCGTGCATGTGCTCTTCGATCGTCGCTTGACCGATCTGGATCATGGCAGACCCGACTACGATCGCTGCTACTACCAGGAGATGGTGACATACATCGGTGCGGACCTGAACGTCTACCGATGTTGCAACACCGCGTACGATCCCCGAGGATTGCTCGGCTCGCTGAAGGAGCAGCGACTCGTGTCGCTGTGGACGAACATAAAAACGAAACAGGCGATCAAGCAGTTCGACGCGCGGAGCTGCGAGCGCTGTCAGTTCAACGCGCAGAACCGATTGCTTACGGAGTCGCTGTCGCCGCCCGTGCATGTCGAGTTCGTGTGAGCCGTGCTGACTGCCGAAGACCTCGCGCTAACGATGCGGCTGCGGCTGCGCGCGAAGGCCTGGACGTTGCGCGAGTGGTCGCGTCGCGCGGATGTCGGGCACACCACGCTAGCGTACTGGACGCGCGGGGAGCATCTGGACGATGTGGTCCGCGTGTTGCGCGCGCTGGAGGAGCTGGGGATCGCGTTGCGCGTGGTCACTGAGGTGCCCAACCGGCCGCGTGAGGAGTGACGGCAAGCGGTACTCTGTGCTAGCCATGCCGCGCACCGGCCAATCCGCCACGAATCACCTCCGCAAAGGAGAACGCGCGACGTATGAACGTTTGCGAGCCGCGATCGCTCTGCGCGGCGAGAACGACCCGCTCATGCGCGAGTGTCTGGACATCTTGGCGCGTATGGCTGCTGGTGAGCTGAGGACTCGCTACGTCGGCGACCAGTACCGTGCGATCCGAGAGATCCTGGATCGCGCGATCGGTACGCCCGTCGCGCGCATGGAGCACGGCGGCGTCATCGAGCATCGCGTCTCGATCACCGAGGAGCCCAGTGCAGGCGGTGATTGAGCATCACGTGCGTTTGAGCGCGCCGTTGCCGTGGCAGCGGCGGCTCGAGCGCGTGATGCAATCCGACGCGCGGTTTGTCTTGGCGGTGATGGGTCGTCGAGCCGGTAAGACTACGGCGCTCAGTCGGATCTGTGGCCGCACCGCGATCGGTGGTGCGCCGTGCCTCTGGGGGGCACCGACACACGACATCGCGTCGATCGGGCGCGCGAAAGTGCTCTCGATGTGGCGCTCGGTCGTCGCGCGCGAGACGAAGATACCGGCGGACATCGAGATGCACGGTGGCGGGGCCGTGCTGTTTCGATCGTTCGAGCGTCCAGGCGGCGCGATTGGCCGCATGTTTCGGATTGCCGTGGTGGACGAAGCCGCGCGTGTGCGTTCGCGAGTGATCTACGAGGACGTGATGCCGACGCTCGCGGATTTACGCGGACGACTCGTGGCGATCACGACGCCTCGAGGTCGCACGGGATGGGTGTGGGAGTGGTACCAGCGCGCGATGAGTGGCGACCCGCACTATGCGGTCATTCACGGGCCCACGACGGAGAATCCCGATCCGGCGATCCAGGAGTTCGCGGCGACGAGTCGAGCACACATGCCCGAGTCACTGTATCGACAGGAGATCTTGGCGGAGTTTCTCGAGGGCGAGGGGCAAGTCTTTCGCGACATTCGAGCAGCAGCGTCGCTGGCGTCGTATCTGCCGCAGCCGCCCGACGGCCAACGCGGGCGGTATGTCATCGGTGCTGATGTTGCGAAGCATCTCGATTACACGGTGCTCTACGCCATGCATCTCGACACGGGAGAGGTGCACGGTTGCGATCGATTCAACGCGCTGACATGGCCGGTGATCGAGTCGCGCATCGCGCAGTTCGCGTCGACGTGGGGAGGGACTGTGTGGCTGGACTCGACCGGTGTTGGTGATGGCGTCTATGACCGTCTCGACGCCGCGGGTGTGCCGGTGCAGCCGGTGGTGTTCACGTCTGAATCGAAGCAGCGACTCGTGATCGCGTTGTCCAATGCGATGGAGAAGCGCGAGATCGCGTTCCCGGATGACGCCGTGCTGCGCGGCGAGCTCGAGGCGTTTGCCTACGACGAGCTTCCGAGCGGCAAGTTTCGGTACGGCGCGCCCGAGGGACTGCACGACGATTGCGTGATGGCCTTGGCTCTTGCTGTGTGGGGTCGTGCGCAGCACGCGCCGCTGGTGATGGGATGGGTCTAGTCGATGCTGTTCGGTCGTGGTTCGGGGGCGCGCGCACGAAGGCGCACGCTGCGTCGCAATGGGGCGAGATGTGGCTGCGCGGTCAAGAGTACCTGTTGCTGCCGGACACCGTGGTGTCGCCGTATGTCCAAGTCGCGACGGTCTACACCGCGATCGACAGCATCGCGTCAGCGGTCGCCAAGGTGCCGATCGTGTTGCGGCGCGGCGAG